CAAATTGAATACCCGTACTAGAGACAATTCCGAAAACTGGATATCCTAAAAGAAAGAGGTGAGATAACGGACAAACAAAAACCACCAAAGCAGCATACTTCGCAGATTGACTTACATAACGCAGCTCAACTTCCGAAGGAATGCTCGCATCATTACCTTGAAACATAAAAATCATTACAATACCATGTGACATCGCTATCTCAATTCCTTTATAAAATCTATTTACTCGCATCCAATTATTGTTACTTTTCCACACAGCACTCTCATAGTCTTGTTCCTTAAGCTGCGTACAGCAATCATACAAGAAACTAAGAAGAGGCAGATAAAAACGCCAATAATCTTTAAGGTAATTTACAATTTGAAACCCTAACGCCCGAACAATATTTATACATTTTTTAATCTTTTTCAACATCCTAAAAACGAAACGATGCCGCTTCTCACAAACATCACGAAAATTTTCAATTTGAGCGCACAGAGCTGCATGTAATCGAACTGGTAATTCATTAAATAATCTATAATAAAGAGCGAGAAGTAATTTATTTTCTCGTAGAGACTTATAGATCTTATACAACATATCTTTATCAAGTTTCAATTCGACAACAAAGCCCATAGTACGTTTAAAGAACTTATCATCATAGCTTTCCATCCTACTATTATTATTAATACCAACGCCAAAGCGTACAACCATTGTATCCTCTGTTTCAGAATCTGACCCATCGACCGAATCACAATCATCTGATTCGGAAATCAAGGGATCCTCGAAAAAATCTCCTAGACTTGCTCTCAGTAAGGTGCTTACCGATGAATCAGAATAATCCGACCAATCCTCTTGCGAAACAAAGGGTTCCATCACATCTTGTTCAGTGGTTGCTTCAGATGATACACTTTCGCTTTGTAAAATAAGACTTTTATTGCTACAATCTATCTCTTCAATCGCATACGGAAGTAAGCCCTTATTAAAAAAAGCGAATTGCAAATCTGAATGCGTGGGAAATGTAGAAGGAATTATATATGCTTCAAAATCACATTTAATCATCCATTCACGTAACTTAACACTCCACTCATCAAATATCGCATCACCGTGGAAATATATTTCTCGAAGAAAACTGTTAACAGTGGAAGCCATCTGCTCTCCCAGTGGAACGCAATCCGACGCTACATGCCAATATAACATCTTCATGAGAGACACTAGTGACAGACGAGAAATCCATAAATGTTCTCCATTAATCATAAACCTATCATCTTTTACAGTTTCACGTTTCAGAAAAATCATTTCATCCCATGGTTGGAAGTGATATTCAGAGCCATCCTTTGCTGCGGGTTGGAAATCCGTCCCAACTTGTAACATCGCCCGTTTCATACTCATAAAGTTAAAATTCAAACATGCTGCCGACACTGACACAATAATATCATCTCCAAGCATTCTAATATCTATATAGGCAAAGAAATTGAGTTTAGGATACACGAGCTTAAATGAATAACAACCGCATAATTCGTTATATATCGTATTTACAATGGTAGTTAGAAAGCCTCCCGAAGGATTCTGAGAGCGGGTACTATAAATATCTCCTCTACATTCATACGTAGCAAATGCAATATCATGAAAAATACATAAAATTCGAGGCTCCGATAAAGGAAACCCTAAATCTCGATACATTTTTGCTATTCTATAACCAATCATCATTATAATTCCCGCATTCTGCTTCTTGTCAAATAAACTATAATCTCCAGAAAAATGATAAGGCGAATGTTCTATAAATCCTTTCATCATGTCGTGCCAATCTTGCGTTTGAGCCCGAACACCAATTGAATGCTTCCAAGCTCTATTATTAACTTGGTACCAGCGCATAAATCCTTGTAATTCTGTCTCAGCGGCGATAGCACCAGCAGTGGGACCTACGGCATACATTCTATTCTTCGCTCTTTCAACTTTACTTTTCGTAACAACTTCATCCTTTGGGGTCACACGATACAATGGATTATAACAAATATTATTTCTATAGCAATATAACGCACATTCAATCTCATCCATAACTTCTTTTGTAAACGTAATAGGATCCTGATATGTTTCATCTGGTGGCAGCTTAACTATAAATTTTTGTTTACTACCTGAAAAGGGGGCGCCCATAGCTGACTTTCGATTTACTGAGTTCATAAATGGAACTCCTGGCAAGCCATTAATACATTCATGAACACTATACTCCCGAAAGTAAAGCAACGGATCATCAGATTCATTGATAGCGTGTGAAAAAATCTCATCTAAACATTCATCAACCAAGGCTAAATTCCAATTCTTAGACGGCTTAAACGCAGGGCCAATTGCATTGACATAAACTAAACCACGATTCATCTCAGGAACACTCCAAATGTCTTCATCAGGAGGGAGAAAATCATAAAATGGAGTTTTACAGACCTTAGATTTATACTTCTTGGGCGGCACATTGGATGAGCCGTAAATTTCACCTTCTCCTTCCATATATTTGACTTTTGCATGTTTTGATAATGGACGCAACTCTATTTCCGCCTGAGGTGTAGCTTGAGATTGAGAAACATGAGCAATATTATTAACATCAAACAAGGGTAAATTAAAACTTTGTAACAATTCTTGGCTTACAGCATTAGTAGCAGGCTCCATATCTTGCGTCATAGCGGTATGTATTCCAATAATAGAAATTCCGTCAATAGTTCTCACAAACACTAGACCTCCACAATCGCCGTTTTGAGTAGGGCGATTGGATTGTCCAATATATACTGAAGTGCCAGCAGGAATGCCTCTATTATTAGGCCACACAGTATGACGAACTTTAGATTCATGTAGTCTTAACAATTTAAACGTATCTTTACACCGAGTAATCAAATATGCATCTAAAATATTGTCCGTAAAATCGCGCACCGGAAAGAATTTGTCTATGCGGCGCTTAGACCTAATAAAAGGAAATCGTACTATAGCAAGATCTTTCATTGGTTTACGTATAACCGTGCTCTTTGACTCAGTGAACCCATGATCCCTATAATTAGATGATGAATAAACGTTAGAATCTTCCTCACCTTCAATTACATCTACTTTAACAATATCATCGGGTACACAATGATTGCTCATGAGGCCATACTGTCCTCCAATGAACAAACAATGGCTTCTTACTCGAGATCCATCTTTTCTTAGGAAGTACACCAATGCAATATTACGTGAAATCAAGTTTATAAAGCTTTCAGCTGAGGATGTCTTCAACGACCAAGAAGCAGGAGACATATTTAGTCTATACTGTGGAGCTTGTTCAACAGGCCAATATTCTTTTAGACCTGTGCGCTCCTCTTCTAACTTAGTTAAAGACTGCCCTTGCTGAAATAATGAGTTATGCTTTACCAATTTATACAAACCTACTAACACACTTACAACAACACCGATTTTCACACCCATATATATTTTTTCTTTAGTTTGAGAAGATAAGAGATCTATCTCTGGAACAGACCCCAAAATTTGTAAGGTACATCGGCGCTTCTCTCGAGTATACACATAAGCGAAAGAAACGCTAATGACTGCACAAATAAATAAAGCAACCTGTCCTATAATAACTGAACGCAAATCTCTAAAAATCAAACTCAATAGGAACCAAGAGAAGAAAAATATATATGTGTAATACTTAGTAATACTCAAAGTTTCCTTGAACCACTTATCAATTTGACGCTTTACAAAATAAGTAAACACCATCTGAACAGGTTGAAAGTCCCCCTGGGGCAACATAGAACAAACACATCTTCCTCGGGGGGCTTCCTGATCTAATAACAAATTACACTTACTACAGCGATTACACTGACATATTGCAATTCCAGGTTTCATTGTCTTTAACATCCTATAACATACAGGACAACTTTGATAATTAAAAGTTCGAGAATGTTGAGCTATTATTAATGCTTTCTGCTGATTCCGATGTTCATGCATCCGGCGAGTAATCTCCAACCGGAAGGACTCAAAATCTTTAAATCTCGTTTTCTTGACTTCATAACCTCCAATTGCTTGAGGTATACCGTAGTCTTCTGCATGACGTCCTTGTGGATAAAAACAAACTTCTTCAAACTCCCACAAATCATCAAACTCATCCGTTATATTATCAGCAAATGCTTTCGATGAATCAAGTGTTCCATTCTCTCCTCTATACTTAGATTTAACATGCACGCGAATACACGAATGAATACGACGTCTATTTGCCCATTCATTCTGAAAATAGATAGGAATATCAAGACTCTCATTGTTTGTAGGAATCAGAATCATTGAGCAATTAAATTGGGTATTATTTTTTTCCTCTAATGAAGCCATGGGAGGCCCATAGGGTTCATTATTACCAAACGCAATTAAATAACGCAACATAGTATCTCCATTTGGTTGAAATTTAGAACGCAAAGCTGTTGGATCATCCATAAGACATGTAACTGAAGAATTCTTTAGACCCGTACAAAACTGGTCATCAGGAGTCATTTGCCACAGAGTTCCTTCAGTAGGACAGCCCATCAAATCACAATTTATCTTATGCAAAAAATTTGTCAAGGATGACTTTCCTATACTGGAATCTCCAACTAACTGAATAACATAGGGTGCACACCGAAGTGTGCTCCCTTTTATAGAATTTAATACTTCTAAATATGCTACTTCAATCTCTCTATATGCTTTGTAAAAATTACCAACAACTTCTTCACGCTTTTTACTATTCTTACTTAGAAACTGAATCCTTTGAGCCATATGAGCACCGGTATTGCGCAACTTCAAAAGTATATCAAACAACACTTGGGTCTCAACATCACCCTGATTCTTCCATTGAACATGTTTAAAAAGTGCTAATTTCACATCGTTAGACCATGCTCGATATGTTTTAACATCATGTACTATAGGAGAAAAAGATTGCGAAGCATAACATTCAGATCCAACATCAAACAGATAAATGGTTAAGTCTAACAACACTGGAATAAAAGCTAAGCCTTTCTCTGATTTCTTAGCATCAGGATCTTTCCAGTGGAAGTCAAAAACTTTACCAAACAAGGTGTTATTAAATTTCATTTTTAAAAAAGAGCAAATCTGTAAACTCATAATATAGGACAATAAACGCATAAAGCTCTTGTAAAATTTAGATAACATAAAAATTTGAAAATCTTCTAACAGATTACGAATAGAAAAATCTTTTAAAAAGTCCTTGCAAGAATGTTTAAGGTAAGAATAAAATTTAACTATAGCAGCTCCAATTTTCTTAATATAATACTGAATAGAATCTGGAGGAAACATACTCTTACACAAACTGGACAAGGACATAATTAGATCGAAAAAACCACAGCCACTAAAGCCGCTTACAATTAACTTACCGACATTAAAAAGAGCTGAAAATAAAGTCTTAACTGCATCTGGAATGGAATTCCAAGCAGCCTGAAGATAAGAAAAAGAATTTGCAAAATCTTCCTCTTCTTCTTCAGTTGGTTCAACAATAGATTCATCTCTTTCTCGCTCATATCTCTGTCCTAATTCTTCCAATAATTGATTTATCTCCTCATCTGACTGAGGATGTAGAACCTTCATCTTATCTAAGCTAGAACTTCGAGATATAAAACCCTGCAGTGTTAACCGTTTAATCTTCATATCAACATCATCTAATCGATTTCGTTTTTCACAAGAGGCTCGCGATTCCAATATTTTCTTCAATTTTTCTCTATTTTTTACAAATCGTTTTGCATCGCAATGTTTGGTAGATACTCTAAATTTAGGTAAGAACGAATTCCTAGAAGCTAAATTTAAATTCTTATTAACAACAAGTTCGTGATTAGTTACACCTCCAAAAGATTTTTTATCTTTGGAGGCAGAGAGAGAAATCTTCTTCTTCAACTTATATGTCTGGCGATTTAAATTCTGAATCAATAAAGAATCAGTTTTCAAATAACTATTATATAAGGAGTCAAGATTCTCTGAACAAACATTAATATCGTTGGGGGAGGTAGTGGATACTGATCTCACATTTATACAGACCTCATCATTTTCTTTTAAACTGGATGTAGACCTAGGGCGTACCTGTTCTACTTCATTTTGGTGGGACATATTATTAACAACTGACTTAAAATTCATATTTATTTTTTAAAAAAGATGTCTTTCCATCAGCCAGTGGTCTTTCCCTACGGTCATTTTAATTCCAGTTAAAAATCCCATCTCGTAGTCTCAACCCGGAGCCGAGTTTAACTATGTTTTTCTAACATAAATGCAAATATAAGCTTTTTATTTTGGTCATAGCTACCAAGTTTTCCGCTACTTTTTATATTTTTTATTTTATTTTTTATTTTTAAAATACACACTAGTAAAATACTAGTATAGACTAAATACAAGGGTTAAGGTAAATTTTTACTATCTTGTTGAGAAAAATTCC